ATTGAACGAAAAATTTCCAGATCATACCGTCATCGATACTAGTATGCCTAACGAGCCAGGCTATGCTGGATCTATTAAGTGTGATAAATCATTTCCTGTATTGCATGAGCTGTTAAAAAATGCAAAAGGATTTATCGGTATTGATTCTTGTGTTCAGCATTTTGCAGCATCTACAGGAACTCCCGGAGTTGTAATTTGGGGTAATACGCGATGGACACAGTTTGGTTATATGCAAAACTATAATATGTCATTTCATGATAAGAAGAAATATAACACATACTATAAAATGGATATAGCTGACCCTCGTAATCTTATGGTAGACGCCCAAGATGTTTATGATACATATGTAAATAAAGTTCATGGACGCAGACCTGAAGAAGATAAAATAAGGTTTGCACACAAATGATTGTAGAAGCACCTATCAGCCTTGGAGAGCTTGTGGATAAGATTACTATTCTTAGAATTAAGAATCGTAACATAACAGATCCTCTTAAGCTAGAGAATGTACAGAAAGAGTTAGTGTTGCTAAGTGGTGTTCTTTCTAAAGCAGGAGCTCCGGATATTCTATTAGAGTTTCAATCTCTTGAAAATATAAATGCAGAGCTCTGGGATATTGAGGACAAGATTCGAGTAAAGGAATCAAAGAAAGAGTTTGATCAAGAGTTTATTGAGCTTGCTCGGTCAGTATATATTACTAACGATAAAAGAGCTAAAGTAAAAAAAGATATCAATCTAAAGGTTGGATCTGACTTAGTTGAAGAAAAATCATATGAACAATACTAAAAAATATAATTTTATTTCGGGGTTACCTCGATCTGGCTCTACACTGCTCTCTACTATCTTAAACCAGAATCCTAGATTTACAGCAGGGATATCAGATCCTCTTGCAGACTTTGTGAAGAGTAAGATAACAGCTGTAAATATGAATGTAGGAATGGCAGACGTAGTTCCAGACGAGAGGTTATATGATCTTATGAGAGCAGACTTCGATGCTTTCTATAAAGATGATACAGAAGTTTGTTTTAATACTGGTAGAGGGTGGGCTGCTGACACTCATTTACTAAAACAATTATACCCTGACTTTAAAATGATTATTACAGTTCGAAGCATACCTTGGATTTTAGATTCTTTTGAAAAGCTTCATAGAAAGAACCCTCTAAAAATAAAACCATTATATGATCACATTGACTGGGCATCTGTTTATGAGCGTTGTCATATGCTTATGGGACAATATCCAGATAAAAATGCCAGAGTAAAAGGTCCTTTAGATTTTGTTAAACAGGCTGCAGCATGTGAAGAGCAAGAAAATATTATGTTTATTGAGTATGATGTTTTAGCTTCTCATCCAAAAGAGGTTATGAAACACATATATGAGTTTATTGAAGAAGAGTGGTATGAACATGACTTTAATGATACAGAAGCTTCTTACGATAACTACGATACAGATGCTAAAATAGATGGGTTACATAAAGTACGGAAAGATGTAACATTTGAGCAGAGAGAAACAATCCTTCCTGCTGACTTATTTAATATGTATGCAGAGTATGACTTTTGGAAACAAAAGGATAGTCCTTTGAAGAAGTGTAGGTTCTTATATGCAGAAACCAAGTAGTCCGATCGGCGGTACTGAATTACTTTATAATAATCTATCAAAAAGAGTTGACTTTTCTGATATTAATCTTATATTGTCTATCTGTCATCCAGACCTTTTATCAGATACTAAACCTAATGTACTATGGCAGCATTTAAATATTAATGAAGAGAATGCTAAAGGTCTTAAAGAGCCTGAATATACGAAAAGACTAGACGCTATAGTGTTTGTTTCTCATTGGCAACATGAACAATTTAGAAAAAACTTTCCTTTAGATGATATAGATTGTTATGTTATTCAAAACGCAGTGCCAGAGTTTGAGTGGAAAGATAAGCCAAAAGATAAAATTAAATTAATTTATACGTCAACTCCATGGAGAGGTCTACATTTACTATTAGAAGTTCTAAAAAATATTAATAGATCTGACATTGAAGTAGATATATACTCTGGTACATCTATATACGGTCCTAGCTTTGCAGAGCAAACAAAGGGTCAATTTGATCAGATATATAACACAATAAAAGAACTTGGATACAACCATGTCGAATATGCACCTAACAACATAGTTAGGGAAGCAGTTCAAGACGCTCATATACTTGCTTACCCATCAGTTTTTGAAGAAACTAGTTGCCTTTCGGCAATAGAAGCATTATCTAGTGGATGTAAGGTAGTTACTACTAACTACGGAGCGCTTTATGAAACCTGTGGGACGTGGGCGGACTACGTCCCACTTTGTAATAACATCGTTGATAGATATTCAAAGATATTGAATAATGCTATCGACACATATTGGGATAATTATAATTGGCGTAAAAGTCAGTATAAGTATTATTTAAATCATTGGTCTTGGGGAACAAGACAATATCAATGGCAACAGCTAATAAACGAGGTAACAACAAATGGCTGAAGAACCGACACAAAAACAAATGATCACAATCAACGATAATGAATATGCTGTTGAGGATCTGACAGATGAGCAAAAGGGTATGCTGCAGCAAATTGGCAATCTTGATAATAAGGTTAGTAACTTAAATATGGAAATGGCTCAGCTTCAAGCAGCACGGCAATTCTTTGTTAATAGTCTATCAGGTTCTTTAGAAGCTTCAGATGATAATGTAGCGGAAGAACTCGCAGAAGAGTAATGCATGGCTTTATAGAAAGGTTCTTTTATTTAAAAAGAACCGGAGTAGAAGTTAAACAGGCTTTAGATATTGGTGCTTATAGAGGTGAGTTTACTACTATTCTAAAGTCTGTTTGGCCTTCTTGTCATGTTCAACAATTTGAAGCTGATAAGCGTAATGAACAGTATCTGCAATCAGATGCTGTTTTTGAAGTATTAGGTGATACTGAAAAAACGGTTGAGCTTTTTACAATAGATGATAGTGGATGGGGATCTACCACAGGGACTTCTGTGTTTAAAGAAAATACAGAGTTTTATAGAGATTCTAAACCACAGCTTAGACAAATGAAACAACTAGATAGTTTTGTTACTGATCCAGTTGATTTTATAAAAATAGATACCCAGGGATCAGAGTTGTTAATCCTTGATGGTGCAAAAAACTTGTTAAAAACAAAACCTAGATTTATTCTTTTAGAGTGCTCATACGTACATTATAACGAAGGTGCACCTTTAATTTCTGATGTATTTAACTATATGAACAAAATTAATTTCGTCCCGGTTGATTTAATTGATAATTCATATGTAAATGATCGACTTATTCAGAGCGATTGGCTATTCCAAACCTTATAAATACTGTTAATTAGAAAGGTTTTACAATGCCCAAGATAAAATTTCCAAGTTCAAAATCATTAAACCAGTCTGTTACTACTAATGGGGTTGGTTATAAATGGGATGGCCGAAAGTTTAAAAAACTAGGCGTGTCACAAATGGAAGCTTCCAATCTTACCGGGTTGGAAGCTCAATTAACTTCTAAGCTTGGTGACGAAACTGGCATGCCAGATGCTGTAATAACTGTAAGTACAGCAGGAAGCAATGTATATAAATTTACAGGAGACGGGTTTCCTTCGGAATCAGGTAGCAACCCTGATATGTATTTTGAAAGAGGTAAAACCTATTGTATCCACAACTCATCATATTCATCTCATCCATTAGCAATTAGAGTCTCTAATGGAGGTTCAGCATATACATCTGGAGTAACAGGAGCTAGTAGTGCTAAGGTATCATTTACTGTACCTATGGATGCACCTGACACCCTAGTATATCAATGTACCAATCACTCAGCAATGGTTGGTAACATTTATGTTACAGGTAAGGCTATTAAAGGCTATGCACTTGAAGTTGTAGCCTCTTTGCCTGGCTCTCCAGATGCTAATACAATCTATTTCGTAACAGGATAATAAAATGCCGTATAAATTACTTTCTAAATACATTCCTGAAAATTTCTCTGCTTATGAACATCAATATTTTTCTGATGAGAATGATCGTGTGGAAGTCTATGTTCCTATGAAATACACCGATAGTGATGGGGAAACTACAACAGTAACAAGAACAATTTCAGTTGAAATAGAAGATGGCGAACGTTGGGCAATCACACAAGCTAAAGTAAACGATGCAATTATAGAGGAGATATCGTAATGACTGTTTATTGGGTAGATCCTTATTTAGAATCATCAGGCGGTGGTATTCATGGAACAACTGGAAACGGCAGTGGTACATATGCTTCACCATGGAAGTTATCCCATTTGTTACATAATAGCTCTTCCACCAAATTAGGCACTTTAGCATCTGGAGATGAGGTAAGATTTAAAGGTTTACCTTTTAACGACTTTTTTGGAACTCAGCAAGCTTGGACAAGCACGCCAAATAATCCATCCCAATACAGCCATGCAACATTTAATAGACGGTTTATGTATGCGTTAAGAAAAAACACAGGTGAGAAATATTATAAGGCTCAATATTCTTCATATAATAATTTTCGATTTCCACCAGGCCAAAGCACTTGGAATGAGCATTTTCCTTTATTAGATACTGGTGGCATTTATGTTATGGATGAAGATAAAAGTATTTCACAGAGTACAATTTATACAGAAAACCAAAACAATACAAATATGTATTTTTTAAAACCGTCTAGTATGTCAGGAGGAACCAGCGGGATCGGGCGCCACGGTATTACTGTAACAGCTGGATGGGTAAGTGAAACGTCTCAAACTGGGGGTATGACTATTATTCATAGTAATTCTAATAGATCTGACTCTTCGGACACATGGAGATGGGGTGGTAGTGGAAACAATGAAATGGGATGTGTTAACTGGGATTGTAGGAATACTTTAATAATTGCTGTTTCACAATATCAAAACCCTTACATTTACGGAGGAGATATAAAGTTAGAAGCATTTAAAGGAGCTTCTTACATGCCAGGATATGGTGTTTACATATATAGTAACGGTGATATTGACATCGGCCATGTTGGCACAGGTGGTTATAGTTACTTTTATCATTACATGAATAATGATGGCGAAAATGATACAAATAAACACACCTATAACTTTGACTTAAATAGATGGACTATGGGCTATAGCAGTCAAAACCATTATGCTTATTGGCCCACTCAGAGCCAAACAAACAGTTATAGTAATACAACAACAAGAACTATGAATGCTTATATTAAATATACAGATGGGCAGTATGGCTGGAGATTTCATGATCAAAACAATGGCAGTAATTACCCAGGAACTTTTAATTTAACATTTAGAGATGGCTATCATCATTCTAAATATGATACAGGCCATTTGATGCAGAATTACAATTCAAATTATAAAACAATTAATATAACTGAAGGAACAGTAAGTACACACGCTCCTTCTTTTAGTTATAACCAGTATGTTGAAGAAAATACTGGTTATGGTGGATTAGGAAATAATCCAAATAGCAACTATAACTTTAGCAATTTGAACAATCAACAATACAAGCTTGTATCGGATGCAAGTAATATTTTTTCAGCAGCTACCACTGATACAACTTATAGAGCATTTTCTCCAAACTTAGACTTGGCTGATTCATCGTTAGAGTTAGCTCAAGGAAATCCACTTAATTTTAATCAAGATCCCGGTGATAGATTACCATGGAAAGTAACAGTATTACGAAACAATAAAGATCGTAGACCATTAACTTTAGTCAGTCCAGAAAGTAACGCAGGACCTTCAATTGCTCAATTTAATAGTCCATCAAATAGCAATAAATTAGTATGGCATTTCTTTAATAACAATGCTGGTAAGACATATTCAGATAATTATGCATTACAAATTCCTGATTATTCTTCTAATGATTTAAGATTGAATTGGGATGTTAGTCATACTTCTGGTTTAGGTGTTACGTTTAGAATAACTTTATACTATATTCAAGATAAAGCATTAGGTGCTAGTGGGAATACATATGCTTACAGTAATAACTATAAATTAGGACCATATGAATCACCGACTACTACATCCACTACAGCGGTTTTTGCACAAACTATTTCTTCATCATCGTTGGTAGATATTTCTCCAAAATACATGTGGGCTTTTTGTGAAGTAATTAAAGCATCTGGAAATAATACTGTTGGTAATGTAATATTTAATCAGTTAGACTTAACACAAATAACTTAAAATGGCAGTTCCTTCATATTCTTTTCTTAACGGCACCGGCAATCGTCCATTCAATAGTACATTAATTGGCATTGATGTCGGTTTTATGTATGTTTCTGATGTTACTAAAGCAGGAGTACAAGCTAGAAAAGCAATTCATGCTAAGCATAGTAGTGCTAATAAAAACTGGTCAGTTTTATCTGCTGTAAGAGATGATAAACCAAATCTGGGTTTTATTCGGCCTTTATTTAGCGCTACTGCAGAACACGGAGCTGCTCCTCAACAAGGCCAAGGAGGAGGAGGATCTGCTACTCGTAATTTAAAAATAGGAAGTACAACAATTGATAGCATTTATTTAGGAAGCTCACAGTTTACTCATGTTTATGTTGGCAGTACTTTAATCTGGAGTCAATCATAATGGCAACTCAAAATCTTGTACATGAAGGGTACGATGTAGAAGTGAAAGCAGGGTCAGGTGTTTATATACTTAAAGGTTGGGATACTAACGGCTCTTTTGGAGATACAAATAATAAGACTATTAATATGGCTGCGAACTCTATTATTAAGTTTATTATAAAAAATACCACTGGACACCCATTTTGGATTAAAACGTCGAATTCTACTGGGACAAGTAATGCTGTAACAGGCTCAACTATATTTGCTAATACTGGTAAAACTGATGGGTATATTCTATTTGCTCCTACATCAGCCGGAACTTATTATTATAATTGTGAAAATCACTCCTCGATGGCAGGTCAAATAATAGTAGCATCTTAACCTTATAAATACATCTAACGGAGTTAGAGGAAAACAAAATGGCAAATCCAACATCAAGAGCTACACTCATAGAATATTGTCTTCGTAGATTAGGCGACCCTGTGATCGAGATTAATGTAGATCCTGACCAGCAGGAAGACCGTGTGGACGAAGCCATTCAATACTATCAAGAGTTTCATTCAGATGCTACTCTAAGAACATTTCTCAAGCATCAAGTAACAGCTACAGATGTAACGAACCAGTATATTACTTTAAGTGATAGTGTGCAGTTTGTTTCCAGAATGTTTAAGGTGCACGGAGATGCGTCTACAAGAAACTTCTTTGATGTTAAATATCAGCTACACTTAAATGATATCGCTAACATGCATTCTTATATTGGCGACCTTGCATATTACGAACAAATGCAGCAATATCTGTCTCTACTTGATATGAGATTAAACGGTAACCCTCAGATTACTTTTGCTAGAAAGCAGAATAGACTTTATATTCATGGTGAGTTTCAAGATGGTGATCTTAAAGAAGGTGATTACATTGTAGCGGAAATATACGAAGCAATAAATGCTAATACACATACTAAAGTTTATAATGATATATGGCTTAAGGAGTATACAACTGCTCTTATTAAACAACAGTGGGGTGCTAACCTTATGAAGTTTGAAGGTATGCAGCTTCCAGGAGGAGTTATGCTAAATGGTAGACAGATATACGATGACGCAACAGGTGATATCGATCGTTTAAGAGAGTCTATTAGACTTGAACACGAGATGCCAGCTGACTTCTTTGTAGGATAAAATAATGGCAACTAATCCATACTTTAGTCAATCAGTAAGATCAGAACAAAGACTCTTTGAGGATATAGTCATAGAGTCATTAAAAATGTATGGTCAAGACATCTATTACCTTCCAAGAGATATTCTAGCAGAGGACAGATTACTCGGAGAAGATATTCCATCCAGGTTTAACTCTTCCTATAAGCTTGAAATGTATATTGAAAATGTGGACGGATTTGACGGTGAAGGAGATCTGTTTACTAAGTTTGGAGTAGAGATTAGAGATCAAGCTACTTTTATAGTTTCAAGACGTAGGTGGGAAAGTACTGTACAACGATACGATAATGAAATTACAATACAGAGACCGGCAGAGGGGGATGTGCTATACATACCCTTTTCTAAAAAGCTTTTTGAAATAACCCATGTAGAACATGAACAGCCATTTTACCAGTTACAAAACCTTCCAACCTATAAATTGCGATGTGAGCTATTTGAATACGGAAATGAAAATATTAGTACAGGTAATGATGAGATAGATGATATTCAAGCGGACTATGCTTATACCTATTCTATGGTTTTAAACACCACTAAAACTACAGCAGCTGTTACTTCTACAATTAATGAATCTGGTGTGTTAACAGGGTTTACAGTTACTAACCCTGGGGCTGGTTATACTGTACCTCCTACAGTTGTACTCTCTCCAAGTAATAACGCAGTGGTTGAGGCTACGATTAGTTCAGCAGGAGCTTTAACAGGGATTACAATCACTAGTGCTGGATCTCCCTTTTCTTCTGCTCCTACTGTGACTATAAGTCCGCCGCTTCCAGCCTTATTTGAGATCGGAGAAGATTCTATACAAGTACAAGCTGATGGTAATAGGCTAATATCAGTTATACAAAACTGGAACGAGTCAAATAACACTCTTACAGTTTCTCAATTTTATTCTGATGATGGTAAGTATAAGACACCAGAGGTTGGTATTATTATTAGAGATAGAACAACAGATAAAGGAGCAATTGTAACTAGTGTGACAGATAATATAGGAGCGTCTTCTAATGAACAAAACGAATACTTTGATACTCTAACTGACTTCTTAGACTTCTCTGAATCAAACCCATTTGGAGAACCTTAATGTTTAGTTATTTTTATCACGAAAGAATTAGAAAATCGGTTGCGACTTTTGGTAAGCTGTTTAATGATATATACGTAGTCAGACGACTAGAGACTGGAGCTTCTTATAATCATGTTAAAGTTCCTTTAACCTATGCACCTCGGTCTAAATTCTTAGACCGTATAAGAGAGCAAGCTGACTTGCAAGACGGTCAAAGAGTAGCAGTAAAGCTTCCTAGAATGTCTTTTGAAATAATAGGTATAAACTATGACCCTTCTAGACAGCTACAAAAGACTACTAACTTTCAACAAGCAGGAACTACAGTATCTCAGAGATCTAAAATAAATGCCTTTGTACCTTATATAATAAACTTTCAGCTTAACATTTATTCTAAAACTCAGAATGATGCCTTACAAATTGTAGAGCAGATAATTCCTTATTTTTCTCCTCAGTACAACGTTTCAATTAAACCTCTTGCAGATCATCCAAGTGTAGTAGAAGATGTACCTATTACTATTACAAGTGTAGATTTTAATGATGATTTTGAAGGCGAAGTAGCCTCACGAAGAACTATCCTATATACTTTAACATTTGATATGAAAGTTAACTTTTATGGTCCGATTAATGATGGTAAAATTATTAATAAATCAATTGCTAAGATTGATACAGAAACAAAGGATATTGCTGACAGTGATTTATTAAGTATTACTATTACTCCTACTCCTTCTGGAGTG